AGTATGTCATTGCCGGCGGGCGCCGAGAGCATCATGCCCCTGCGCACGCCCTCCGCTCCCCATTTTTTCGATTGGCTTACTTGGGGGGGGGGGGTGTCCCGAAATTAAAATAACAAACCCAGCACCAGCTGTATCTGCACCAGAGCCAACAAAAGAACAAGAAGCTACAGACTTGGTGGCTAAGAAAAAACGTGTAGGAACAAAAGGTAAACGTTCACTCATGATAGACACAGGCAGTAATTCATCGTCTGGTGGTTCTACTGGTACTGGATTGAATTTATGATAGTGAGGTGGACTAAACAGAGTGAATGACATAGACATTACTAAAAATAGGGAAGAAACAGCCAAGAGTGCCTATGAACGAATGACAGCCGAACGAAACCCTTATATAACAAGAGCCGAAGATTGTGCTGTCTATACCATACCGTCACTCTTTCCAAGAAGCGGTTCTAATGCTTCTTCTACATTCAGTACACCCTATCAAAGCTTTGGTGCAAGGGCTGTAAACAATCTGACATCAAAACTGTCATTAGCTATCATGCCCCCAAATGCACCGTTCTTTATGCTCAATGCTGGTAAAGATGTAAAGAAAGAATTAGAAAACAGACCAGAAGATGCAGCAGAAATACAGCAGAACTTAATGCGTATTGAAAACATAATCATGAAATATGTAGAGACACACCAGATACGTGTTACCATTTCTGAAGCTATTAAATTGCTCATTGTGTCTGGTAATGACTGTCTTTATCTCCCACCAGTTGAGGGTGGAATTAAATTATACAGACTGAATAACTATGTAGTGAAACGAGACGCTTTAGGAAATTGGGTACGGCTTATTACCGTAGACAGAATCTCATGGGCTGCCTTACCAGAAGATGTAAAGACAATGGTATCTAAGGCGGGTAGTAATGAAGAACATAAAGCCGAAGATGAAATTGAAATCTACACCGATGTACAGCTTGTTAATGGAGAATATCAATCCTATCAAGAATGTGAGGGTGAAATTATCCAGGGCACAGAAGCACATTATCCGAAAGACCGTTCACCGTGGATACCACTTCGTATGGTAAAAATGGATGGTGAATCGTATGGTCGTTCTTTTGTTGAAGAATACTTAGGTGATATACGTTCCCTGGAAAACTTATCAAAAGCTATTGTAGAACTAAGTGCTATTTGTGCTTCTGTCTATTTTCTTGTCAATCCGAACGGAATAACGAGAGTAGCAAAACTATCAAAAGCAGCTAACGGTTCTTTTGTGTCTGGTAGAAAAGAAGATATTACTGTCTTGCAACTTGATAAATATAATGATTTGTCCGTTGCAAGGGCTACAGCACAAGACATAGAAACTCGTTTGTCTTATGCATTCTTATTAAACAGTGCAGTACAGAGAAACGGAGAACGAGTAACAGCTGAAGAAATACGTTATGTTGCTGGCGAATTAGAGGACACGCTTGGTGGTATTTATTCTATTTTAGCCCAAGAATTACAGTTACCATTAGTAAAGAGATTATTGGCACAGCTGGAAAGTACAGGGGAAATTCCACCGCTTCCAGAAGAATTAGTAGAGCCAGAAGTCACAACAGGCGTAGAAGCATTAGGGCGTGGACATGATTTAAATAAGCTGACACAATTCTTAGCCTTGCAACAACAGAACCCAGAAGCGGCAGGTGTTATTAAATGGCGTAATGTATGTCTGATGGAAGCTACAGCACTTGGAATTGATACAGAAGAATTAATTAAATCTGATGAAGAATTACAAGCCGAACAGCAACAACAGACAATGATGGCAATGGCTAATAGGGCTGCACCACAACTGGCTAAAGGAATGGTAGACAATCCACAAGCAGTAGGTGAAGCGATGGAGCAAGCACAATAACAAAGAGAAAGAAATGAGGAAAAGAGCAAATGGCAGAAGAAAATAATGTAAATAATCAGACACCAGATACTGAATCTCCTTATGGGGAAAATGCTGTAACTGGTAGTGCTGAAGATGTCTTAAAAGATAGAGACGTGTCTATTACTACCACAGACACCCAGAAAGTTACAATCCCAACGGAAGAAGATGTAGACGATAAGGGTGACGATGCTGATAAAGGAGATAAAGACACAGAAGACAAACAGTCCGAAGACAAAGATGGTAAAGAAGAAGAAAAAGAAAAAGACGATGCCACCGAAAGTGAAGATTCTGAATTACAGACAGAAGTAAATAAAGTTACTGATGCTGCTAATGACCTTAGAAAAGACCTTACTACAAAAGGAATTGACTTTGATGCAATAGCAGAAGAATTTAGTAATAATGGAGACTTTACACCAGAAACCAGAGCAGCATTAGAAAAGGCAGGATATCCTAAAACAGTGGTAGATGCTTTCTTGTCTGGTTTACAAGCTACAGCAGATAAGATTGTAACTACTATCTTTTCTTATTGTGGTGGTGAAGCTGAATACAATAAGATGGCACAGTTTATTAAATCTCAGGGTGAAGACACAGTAGCACAATTTAACCATGTTCTTGAATCAGGTGACGTGGGACAAATGAAACTTGCTATTGATGGTTTTAAAGCCAGAATGGGTGCAAGAACAGGTGTGGCAGGTCGTTCTGTTTTAGGTGGGAACGGTACTGGAGGAAATGCACAACAAGGTTTTTCCAGCAAAAGTGATATGGTAAAAGCTATGTCTGACCCACGATATGGCAGAGACCCATCTTATACGAAAGACATACAGAAAAAGACAATGAATAGTAGCTTCTTTTAATTAACTAATTAACTAACAAAATACAAGGGGGATAACAACAACAGTAGAATAACAACAGCCTACAATATCTACACTGTCTCTTTTAAATTATATTTGTTCATATGAAATAAATTTGATATAGAGAAAGGAAGTGAATATCTCCCACACTTATAATGAATATGCAACATATTGTGTCAATAAAAGAGAGAAAGGTTGATATGGGCTGTCTTAACATAACGTATCCATTATATTTTGTTTGTTTATACTTAATATTAATATTATATTTTTAAATGAAAGGTAGATGATTTATTTAGAATGGCTGATGTAACTATTGCAAACATTGGTTTAAACGAGGGTGGTTCTGATAACCTTGCCCGCTTTTTGAAAGTATTTGCTGGTGAAACTATTACCGCTTTTGAACGTGCTTCTGTCACAAATGGCAGACACATTGTACGTACTATTGAATCAGGTAAATCTGCTCAATTCCCAACTTTTGGGCGGGCAACAGCAGCATATCTTAAGTCTGGTAAGTCCTTAGATGATTTAAGACAGAACATTCCTGGTGGAGAGAAAATCATTCAGATTGACGGATTGCTTACAACGTCTCAGCTTATTTCTGATATTGATGAAGCACTGTCTCATTTTGATGTGCGTGGCGAATATTCTCGTCAGATGGGTGAAGCCTTAGCACAAGCAGCAGACGGAGCAGTATTAGCTGAAGCGGCTAAGATGGTTGTAGCTGGAAAAGAAAATCTGGCTGGTTTAGGAAAAGGTGAAGTCATTAAGAAAACACTGACTCGTGGTATTACCGAAGAAGAGGGTAAAGCTATTGTTCAGATGTTGCTTGAAATCAAAGCTAAAATGTCACAGAACTATGTACCGAACGCTGACCGTTATGTATATATGCTTCCAGAGGGTGTAGCAGCTTTGACCGCTTCTTTAATTGCTATCAATAAAGAATACGGTGCTGTAGCAACTATCACTGAAGCTAATGTACTTCGTGTAGCTGGCTTTGATATTATTGAATGCCCACACCTTACAGCAGGTGGAGCAGCTAAGAATGAGGGCGTTATTCAGGGTGATGGACATGTATTCCCATCTTCGCTGACTAAGGATTGCATGTTTATTGCTATGCATCGTTCTGCTGTAGGTACTGTTAAACTGAAAGACCTTGCCCTTGAAAGAGCAAGACGAGCAGAATACCAGGCAGATATGCTTGTTGCTTCCTATGCAATGGGGCATGGTGGTTTGAGACCTGAAGCATGCTATGTAGGTTCTATTGCTACTTCTTAATCCCAGACAACCCAATAACCTGATTAATTAAAGAGAAAGAGGAGAAGACATGACACTTCTCCTCTTTTTTTTTTCTATGGGCACTTGTTGTAATTGAAGCATACCAATTTAGCATACCTCCCTAAAATTGGTGGTATAGGTGCAAGTCCTATAGTGCCTACAACAACAAATACACACATATAAATATAAACAGATATAGGAAAGGAGTAAACCCACATATGACCATTACACCATTGACAGAATTAGAAGCAGTAAACATTATTCTGGCAAGTATAGGTGAATCACCAGTAAATAGTATTGAAACCCCGACAAATGTAGATGTCATAAATGCTATCCGTATTCTTAGAAACACTAACCGAAGAATACAGAGCAAAGGCTGGACATTCAACACTATTGAATCGTACACCATGACACCAGACAAAAACAACCACAAAATATATTGGTCTCCACATCTTCTTTACATCGAATCCAAAGACGGTACAAAGTATACAAAGAATGGTGAATACCTTTATAACTTTACAGAACAGACATTTAACTTTACAAACCCAGTTGAAGTAGAAGCTATTTTCTTTGTTGATTTTGATGATATGCCAGACCCGATGAAAAATTATATTTGTGCTAAATCTGCTAAGACATTTCAGTCTCGTTATTTAGGTGATGCTTCGTTGGCAGAGGAATTAGACCGAGACGAACAGGAAGCATGGGCAGCATTACAAGAATATGAATTAGACAGAAATGATTTTAGTCTACTTAACTTCCCAGCCGTGTCTACTATCACAATAAGGGGGAATTAATACATATGGCACATTTATACAGCCAAGTCATAAAGAACGTGGTATCTGGTATAAGCCAACAGCCAGACATTCTAAGGCTACCAGAGCAATTAGAAGAACAGGTAAATGGGGTGTCTACCGAAGTAGGTGGTTTACAGAAAAGACCCCCAACTCTACATATAGCCAATTTATTCAATGTTAGTCAATCTGCTGAGTATAAACCTTTTGTTCATGTAGTTAAACGAGATGAAGAAGAGAAGTATATCATGATATTTGATGGTAACGGAAATCTTCATATCTTTGATGAAAAGGGAACAGAGTACTGTGTAAATAAAGACAGTCAATCTACAGCCTACATAAGTGGAATTGATGCACGAAAGTACTTAAAGGTCATTACTATTGCTGATTATACTTTCATTGTTAATACGAAAAAGACAGTACAGATGAAAAGTGGCACATGGGATAATGGCAGATGGAACGGTGCTCAGGGTGCATTGTTCAATGTGAAAAGTGGACAATATGGTCGTACTTACTCTTGCATTATTAACGATGTAACAGTCGCTACATATGAAACACCAGCAGGCGAGAAACCCGAAGACAGTAAGAAAATAGACGTAAATAACATAGCCAAAGAATTAGCTAAGAGTGCAACGGCTAAGGGGTGGAAAGCAGAGACAGGGGATAGCTGGATATATTTAACAAAGCCAGATACAACTGTAAGAAAAGTAGCTATCAGAGATGGTTTTAACGGACAGGCTATGGTAGGGATTTTCAAAACAGTACAAAACTTTAATAGCTTACCACGCACCGCCCCCGATAATTTTACTGTTCAGGTGAAAGGGGCATCTGATGGGGCTGATGATTATTATGTTCGCTACGATGATACAGAACAGCTGTGGAAAGAAAGTGTAAGACCAGGAACACCAACAGAAATAGATGAATCGACAATGCCACATGCCTTAGTAAGAGAGCGTGACTTTTCCTTTACTTTGAAGCCTTTAGACTGGAGTGACAGGAATGTAGGTGATGTTGATTCTAACCCAGACCCCTCTTTTGTAGGAGCAACTATCAATGATATTTTCTTTTATCGAAACAGATTAGGGCTTATATCAGGTGAAAACGTTATCTTATCGAGGAGTGCGGACTTCTTTAATTTCTGGTTTGCTTCCGTAGTAGATATGCAAGATACAGACCCGATTGATGTAGCCGTGTCTCATAATTCTGTGTCTATCTTGCGACATGCTGTACCGTTTGATGAAGAATTATTACTGTTTAGCAATGATACACAATTTGTATTAAAAGCTGATGGTATCTTATCTCCTAAAAACTGTACCATAGCCGAGAGTACTGAATTTACTTGCAATCCGTATGTAAGACCAGTAGGAGCAGGGCGGCGTGTATACTTCCCAACAGAAAGAGCAGAGTATACCACTATTAAGGAGTACTACACACTGGAAGATACATTAGGGCTGAAAGACGCCCAGGATATAACTTCACACGTACCGTCATACATTAATAACGGTGTATATAACATTGTCGCTTCCAATACAGAAAATGTATTACTTTTCTTTACAGAGGGAAAAGAAGACACAATCTTTGTCTATAAATACTTGTTTATTGATAATAGCCGTCTTCAGTCTTCATGGTCACATTGGACATTTAAAGGAGCAAAGGTGTTAGGTGGTGGCTTTATTAATTCCATGCTGTACCTGATAATGAATAGACAAGGACAAATAACACTTGAAACCATGTCTTTTACCTACAATACGAAAGACTTTGAAGCCAATGAACCATATCGTGTATATCTGGATAGAAAGGTACTTTTACCAGCGATACCAACTTCTGCTTATGATAAAGATAAAGACAGAACAAAGATAGATATGCAAGCCGTTTATAGAACAGCACTCAATCCACATATTCAATATGGACTTGTAGACCACAAAGGCTTTTTCCGTTACTACGATGTATCAGAAATGGAAGACAGCAGGTATGTCTATATTCAAGGTAACTTAGTGGGTGAAAGGCTTGTAGTAGGTGAATTATACGAATTTACAGTTACATTCTCCAATGTCATTATTCGTAAGACAGATGAAAAAGGAGTAACAGCTTATCCAGAGGGGAGATTGCAACTTCGTAATTTCTGGTTGAATTTTGAAAAATCAGGTTATTTTAAAGTAAGAGTTATTAGCAAAGACAAAGAAAACTATGAGTATGAAATGACAGCCCGCTTGTTAGGTAGTGCTAAAAACAAGATAGGTGAAATGGCACTGGAAACAGGACAATTTAAATTCCCAGTCCAATCACTTAATAATAACTGTCAAATTCAGGTTGTTACTAAAATGCCGATGCCCATAGCTTTAATTGGTGCTGGTTGGGAGGGTGTTTATTATAGACGGTCTGCACGAATTTAAATATAAAGAGTGGCACTTTGAACAGGCTACACCAGAAAGACTATTACAATTAGAAGACCAGATACGAGATAAAGACAAAGAGGAAGCTATGGCACTGACAGGATATAAGACATTCCATGAGTGCATGCTTTCTCTTATTAATACGAGTGACACCGTACCTATTTATCTTCTTAAACGTGGTAAAGATGTGATGGGGATAGGGGGTGTCTGTGGTAAAGGTGTTGTCTGGTTAGTATTAACTAAGCAAGAGAAAAACCATACCTTAGGCTTTCTTCAATTCTCAAAACGCTTTTTACCTAAATTGATTGAAGCATACGGACATGTCACTAACATTGTCTGGACTAAGAATACAAAACATGTGAAATACCTGGACTGGTTGGGTGCGGAATGGGAAGACATAAGTCCAGGTTTTTCTATTTTTTATATACGAAGAAAGGAAAGATGATATATTATGTGCTGGCAAGTCTATGCTGCTGTAGGTTTAAAAGCACTTGGCTTATGGCAAGAAAATAAAGCCAGAGCACAGGTAGCAAAATCACAAGCCGAAGATGCAACATTATCCATGAACTACCAACTCATGAATTATGAACAGGCGAGGGCTGATGCCTATGATGAAGTAGTGGGTGAAATTATCAAAACAAGACAAAACTCAATGCAACTTAATTCACAGGTAAATGCTGCTGTAGCTGAAGAAATGGCTGGTGGTGGGCGTACAGCAGACCAGATACGAAGAAGTGCAGCAGGGGATACAGCCCGCACTGTCTTCTCCATACAAGATAATTATCGAAGAAAGAGTAATGAAATAGACCTAAATAAATATGCCCTTTATAAACAGACAGAAAGAGAAGTTGAGGGCTTGAAACAGAAAGGTAAGCCTAATAAGCTGGCAGATATACTTACCTTAACCCACACAGGTATTAAGACATATCAGGCAGCAAAGGAACTTGAAATACGTAGAAATATGGGAGGAGGGAACAGAAAATAATATGCCCAGTCAAGTATCAAATGCATTAGGAACAGAAAGACAATTTACAAAAAATCCAGAACGCTCTTATTCTAAGCAACTCGTATCTCCGAAGATGAGTAGTGGTATTGGCTATGAAGATACAGGTAGTGCAAAGTTAGCCCGCATACTTAATGAATGGGCTGATGATATACCGAATATCATGAGACGTAGAGAGCAAAGAATAGAAGCAGATGAATCGTTTAAAGGTTATGAAGTCACTACACACCCAGATAACATAGGGAAAGAGGGTTTAACAGCACAGGCTATGTTTGCCAATGCAGGTATGCCAGAGTTATTAGACAGCCCCTATGCTATGGCGGTAGTAGAAGAATACCGTGGTGAAAATGCTATCCGTGAAATACGAAATCGCTACTTTGAAGAAGTTGTACTTAAAGAGGGTAGATGTCCGACACGTAAAGAAGAAATGGACAGATGGCTTAACTTTGCGAATGAAAAAAGAAAAGAATACGGTGTAGAAGACATACCATATTCTGAACATTCAAAAAGCTACAACCGATTCTTTAACATTGGTTTTTACAAAGACATACAAGACTATACACAACATGAGATAGCAGCCCAGTCTAAAGAAGCAGCAGAAAATAGAGCCGCTATTATGGCTGGTACAACGCAAGCTAAGTTTGATGCAATAACAAATGCAGATTATATAGCTACTCATACACCCGAAGAAATAGCAGCAGGCTTTACTGAACTGGCACATAAAGCTATACAAGGCGGTATGAGTATTACAGAATACTTACCTATTGTAAAGGGTGGTATGGAAAACTTAGTAGCAAATGGCTTCCCTCCAGATAAATTAGCTATTTTAGGTGAAGCAGAGTGTTACATTAACCCAGACACCACACCAGTACGTATAAAGGATATACTTCCTATGTCTTCCTATCACGAGAGTGCGGTACAAATGGGACTTCTTCGTAGAGAGAAAGAACAAAGAGAATCTTATAATTTGTTAAAAGACAGTAAAACACTTGATGAATACGATGCCAATGTAGAAAAATTAAAGAAAGAGAAACCAGAAATATTTAGTATCTTTGCTAAGAAAGGTTTGTTATCCAGCCTACGAGATAAAAAAGAAGAAGATATTAAATGGGAACAAAGACGAGAAATGCGTAGTGGTGGTAATTCACGCATTGGTCAAGCTTTAAGTGATACCGAAAATCAGATACTCATTAATATGGGGCGTGGTTGGTTTAGTACAGTTCTTCAAAACGGTAGTGAGTATGAGGGTGTACCAGTAGAAGCATACTTTAAGACAAGGGGTATTGGAGAAAGAGAACGAATATTTATAGGTAATAGCTTACTTACATCTATTGCAGAACAAGCAGCAAAAGACGGTGATATAAGAGGTGCATCTATTAAAGTAGCACGCTTATTAAATGCATCTGAAATGTCTCCGTTTAGAAAGAGTTATCAGGCTGCTTTGTCTGGTACATTGACCCATTTAGCTTCGATGGATATTGATTCTATGAAAGATAATGACCCGAATCTTCGTTCTGTACAATTAGCATGCAATATGTTTAATGCAAACCCAGCCGATGCAATGGAAGCGTTGGGAGAAAGTAACTTTAAGCGTATAGAACGTATTGCCGCATTAGCAGATACGAATGAAGCATTGTGGGATAAGAATGGTGATGGACTAAGACAAGCACTACAGATGGAGCGAAATGTATCTGCTGTCCTGTCTAATCCAGATGAACGAGAAGCGGTAGAAAATAAGTATAATGCTGCTGCAAGTAAATTAGATGCATTGGCGGTAGATTGTACCAGTTTGAATGGCGGGAATGATGATGGTGTCTATTACCTTTATGACCCTTATTTAAACAACCGTATCCATACAGTCGCTACTACATACATTGCTAATGGTATGAACCCAGACGATGCAATAAACACAGCAAAGACACGAATAGCAGGGGAAGTATATCGTTATGATGGAGTAACAATACCTAAAGCAGCCATACTTGGAATAGATGCTGATGACCAAAATGATGCATGTGTAACATTTATTAATAATGAATTAGCAGAAATGGGAGAGGGTACAGTGTGGAATTATGTTTATAGCACTAACTCTTTTATATTTCTAAATTCATCTACAGGTGAATCAAGAAGCTATACACACAGTCAATTTACAAAAAGAGCAAGTGGACTATACGCTGCTTATCAGGCACAAAAAGACCAAGAAGATGGTGATAATGATAATGGCAGGGGTGAAGATATTTTCCAAAAGCTAT